TCGGCCTCGTGGGTTCGAACCCCACCCAATGTATAGTTTTTTTATAAAATAGCGCCTAACTATTTTATAAAAAAATATGCGTTTTTTTAATTTTTGTTTTTTGAACTTTGTTTCCTTTTTTAGTATTTAAAAGAATGCTGGTCTTATGCTTGTTTGACGCCTTAATGGTGGCGGTTCATTAGAATGACTAGTTGGTGGTGGTGTAGTTGGTTGGTATGATTGGCTACGCTCTACTTGTGTAAACGCTGTTGGCGCACTGCTCCTTTGCCTATTTACAACATTACCAAGAGACCTATATACTGCGTTACATTCATCCTTTGTTTCACTATAATTAATAGCATGACCTTCTTCAATTCCGATTTTAGATGCTTCTAGAATTGCGTCTTGATTTGCTCCTAAATACATTAGTTCAATATTATATGATTCTTGTGCGCTAGTAATTAGCTTTTTTAACGTTTGTGCGTTAAATTTTTTACTACAATTTTCACAACCATCAGTAGCTATATAAATCAAACACTTAGTATAACTGTTTGGATCATGTAGTTTCTTTTCCATAAAATAAGTAAGACTTGAACCAATAGCATCGTACAATGCGGTTTGACCACGAGGAACAAATTGCCTTAGTTCAAGAGGCCGCACCTCTTCAATATTTAATGACCTAATTAACAATCGCTCTTCATGGTCAAATAACTTAATTGATACATTTACGCGCTCGCCTGGCTTTAAATCTTGTCTAATAATGTCTAATGTTGAATTAATACCACCAATAGTATCTGCTTCTTTGCCACACATAGAACCTGACCGGTCAATAATAGCGACAACTTCTTGAATAAATGATGCCATAATAGTAGTGTTTTAATATAATTTATATATTTAATTTTAAATCAATTTTTTTTTATGTTTTATATGTGTTTTATGTGTTTTATATGTTATATAAGTTTATTGTTATTATTAAGTTAATTAATTTAAATAATCTTCAAGTACTACGGATAAAGAACATGTGGATGTTAATCCATTAAAAAGAACCATTAAACCAAATGCTCCTAAAATAATTAATGGCACAATAATTTTCTTCAATATTTTTTCTCGCATTAATTTTATATAAATATAAAATCCAACAACTAACATTATTATTCCCATAATAGTCTGAGTAATTCTCATAACATTATAAAAATTAAATGAGTTAGATCCAATCACATTTATTTTCATATTAATATTTTTATCCAAAGAAACATTATTTAGCCCATATTTTAAATTAGAAAACTGCATATTGTTATTAACTTTGATTCTTTCATAGTTACTAAAATATTTATTTTTAATAAATTGAGACCTACTTGATGATTCGCATACAATATATATTATATCAACATATTCTAAATGGTTAATAATTGTTTGAGCATTAAATCTTATCATATTCATAGGGATGTTATAATAACTATATTCTTGTGATTGATCTAAATGTCTAGAATATACTTCATCACTTTTACGAATATCAATAAAGATAATTTTCATATTATATTATATTATATTTTACTATATTATATTATATTATATAGTAAAATAAAATTCATTTATAAGAAGCCAAAAATACATTTTAATATAATCAAAAATTTATTTCATAATATATTGAATATATAAATAATAAAATATGGAATGGTTTAATAAAAATGATATTAAAATACACCATTTATTAAGAGACCCTTTTTCTAATAATATAAAAGGCTATGTTTTACCACACGCAGGAACTAAATATAGCGGCGAAATACTAAGTCATACTTTAAGATTTTTTCCTATTAATTATTTTACTACTATTGTTATTATATATTATCCAGCAAATAGTTCTGAAAATGTAATTATTTCAGAAACTGAAAAATATTATCATGAATATTATGTTATTATGAAAACATTAGATTATGTATGTAAAAAATATTGGAATTATGGTAATAAAAATTTTGTAGGTATTAATTTATTGAAAAATGTTGATGGTGCGCACTTAACAAATTTAGAAAATTGTCTTCTAATAGTATCGGCAGATTATTCACATTTTTTACCAATGCAAGAAGCTATTAAGCTTGAAAATTGCGCAGCACATGCATTAATGCATAACTATTTTCCTAGTCATTTAAAGTGTATTGATGTAATCGATGACGTTAAGAGTTTTAAATTAATGTATGACTATTTGCCAACAGATTATAATCTACAATGGATTGGAAGAACACGTAGCCCTAATTTGCATGGTGTTGGTTATTTAAGTTTTTTAATAAAAAAACCTCAAAAACCAGAAAACTTTAGACTACCACATGGTATGTTTGTTACTGCATATGATATAAATATGGTTCAACGTGAATGTTTAGGAGAATGGTTTACAAAAAGTTATAGCTATAATAAAACTATAGAACAAAATTTGATTAGTAAGGTGTTAAGTTTAGCAAGAACTACAAGTCGTTTAACTGGAGGTAACCATACTAATATTAGTGTATCTCATTATACAATAACATATTTATATAGAAGTTCTAGAAAAAAATTTATTAGAGGTTATCATGGAATTAAATCAGATGCGTTTTATTTGCCTGATGTTATGTTAGAAAATACTTATGATAATGGATTATGGATTCAAAATTATGATAGTTTTTGGAAACAAGGTAAAGTTTTTAATATAAAATATACATTAAATAACTTAAAAAGTAAGGCAAAGCTTTATACGAAAAAAACTCTAAAACTAAAAATATTTAATAAATATTATCCATATTACACGTTATATTATTCTGATGTAATTCATCATAAAATATAAGGGATTATTAAAATCTAACTATTTTTGTTAAATATAACCAAAAGAATATTCCTATAAATGCTTTTGCTAATAAATCAAGCATATTATAACCAATCATTTTTGTTGTTTCACTTGTCTGATAAAAAACGCCATATAAAGACCATAGTCCTAAATATAGCCAAAATATTAATTTGGATTGCTTTGTTACTTTAGAACCAGTCAAAAATAGTTTCCAAATAGTTCCATAGGTTAAAAAGAAAAATATAAAACCTATAAAATTTGCTAGTGTTCTATTTAATAAGTTGATTTCTCCAATATATCCAAAACCCAACATTAAAAAGTTGAAAAATAGGACTAATGCAAATGAAAAAAAATGGACGTCTACTTTATTTTCATAACCCAAAACGAGACATAATACTAATAACATTAATGGTGTGCTAATTACCCAATCAGAATAGCGCATATCATTTATTTTCTCTATTGGTAACTTCAGTTCAGAGTCTGGTGTAGTTAATGGACCATTATCTTTTTCTGCTGTTTTTTTTATTTCATTTGTTATTTGCGTTTTTTGTGTTAGCTGTGTTTTTTGGGTTATTTGCGTTTCTTGTGTTAATACACTTTTTTCTTCTGATTTATCTAATAGTTCTATAAATACTCCATAAAAATAACTAGCAATAATTGATATACAAGTTTCTAAATTCATAATATGGCGAATTTGTGGAATAGGGTTCCTTAATGCCTCAATAAATGTAATCACTCCTGTAGTAATTAAAAACACATATGTAAAATAAAAACTATTTTTAACACTAATTATTTGCATTAAAACTAATACTAATATAGTAAAATAATATTATTAGTAAAATAATATTATTATTAAAATAATATTATTATTAAAATAATATTATTATTATAAAATTTGTCTTATTTGTCTTTAACTTAATTAGAATATGCTAAGCCACCCATACCCGACATAATACGAAGAACGTTGTAGTTAACCGCATATACGCGAACTTTGGCGGTATTTACACCCTGAACTGTAGCGTTCGACAATACTAATTGGAGAGTAGCATTATCAATGCGCGAGAAATTGCATGTGCCAGATGGCTGATGCTCTTCGGGTCTTAGGGCGAACGAATAAACATTAATACCGGTGTCTGGCGCACGGGTGTGGTGCTGGAATGGCTGAACGAGGTCAAAATAGGTGCCTTCACGCTCCGAAAAGCGGTCCTGACCGTTAAGCTGTAATTTGGCAACTACAACTGGATTTTCACCCCAGCAATGCATGTCTAACGCAGTTTCAGCTAAAACAAAGGTGCCAGCATCAGATACACCCGAGTCTTCATCGTTATTGGTACCTAGTGGTCCAGCTGAACCTGTTGCAGCTACATTGCCCGCAATTAAACCACCACTTCCTCCGCCTCCAATAACTACAGATGATCCAGCTTGATTTGTAACAGTTACAGGTATACCACTAATAGACCCTGCTGGTTGTAACTGATTTGCCCACATGTCATCAAAAACACCCGTAGAAGCATTAATAAATTGGCCATCTCTAATGGTTGTCTTTGAACCAAACGCATGAACCGCATTTGGTAACGCATCTAACGCATCGGTGTAATTGAATGGCTGAGCTCCTAATAATGTATTTAGCGCGGAACCAGCAACTAATGACGCACAATAGTCGACGTTGGCATCTGGCTGAACAACCCAGATTAATTCTTTGCATGGATGATTCAAATTTAATTTAATTTTATTGGATGATGAACCAACCGACTCATCACCTGTGAACTGTAACTGTTCAATTAAATATTCGTGTGGGTTTTGCGCCATACGTCTGCGTTCATCAGTATCTAAGAAAATGTAATCAACAAATAGCGACGCGGCAGCTAACGACTGTTTGTAAGCATTGGTAATTTTTGTGCCTTGTCCGTCTAAAGTGGTTACCGCCCACAAGCACTCTTCAATATTGCGAATGTCTAAGTTGATTTTAACTTCGTGATATTGTAGCGCAATTAAAGGTAGAGCTAAACCGGGATTGCGGCAATACCAGAATTGTAGTGGAATGTATAAAGTGGTTTCTGGTAGCGCTTTGCGTGGGGCGCAAACTTGGCGCACACCATTGGCCGAGCAAGGACCATCTACGTCCGCGAATGTAGGGTCGCATACATATGTTAATTGAGTAGTATTACCAATCATCTTGTAATAACCACGCTCTTGTTCCTTGGATAGTGTGAGCTGATTCCAAATGTGCATCCAGTCACCATATTGACGGTCAATACGCTGACCACCAATTTCAACTTCAACTTGTGAAATTAGCTGCTCACCGGGGAAATCTAACCATCTAGCATATACATCACCACCAGTGCTGTTTTTTAAGCTTTGTCCAATTTCAGGAAGAGTTAATTGTAAATATGTGCGATAAGCTAAATCGCCGTTTCTTGAAATGGTGCAAGTAACACGGCGACCGAAATCCGCTTGTCCGTTAAATGTTTGTTCTATGGACTCCATCGCGAAATTAGTGTGACGTCTGTATGTGACCTTCCAGAAAGTAATTTGGGGATTACCTGTTAAATATACATCTTGAGCGCCATAGGCGACTAATTGCATTAAACCACCAGCCATTTTTTTATAATATTCCTAAAAATTTTTACAATTAATTTAATTATTAATTAATTATTAATTATTAATTATTAATTATTAATTAAATTAATTATTAATTAATATATAATAAATATTATTCAATATATTGTAATATAATAATAAACATTATAATATTATAATATTATAAGTAGCTATGAAAAAAGCAAATATTATTAAAACAACATTGGATAGTAAGCATAATGAAATAAGTAATTCGTTTAAACAAAACGAGGAAGTAATTATTCCTAAATATTTAAAAATTATAGACAAGCTGGAATCATTATTACAAAATTCTAATAATAGTCTTAAAAATCAAACTCTTATTGAAAATATAAAAAAATATAAAAATTTAATCCATTCTCTTGAGAGAAAAAAGAATGAATATTATCTAAATAATTCAAAATATATATTTGATTATTTTGAAAATAAAAAAAATATTTCTAATTCTAATAGTGATTTAATAACAACTAATCCAAACAAAAATGATATAATACACAAATTTTTTTCTACATCACATAATGACGAATATAATGGAGCTAATGCTAATGCTAATGCTAATGCTAATGCTAATGCTAATGCTAATGCTAATGCTAACAATAGCACAAAAAATTCAATTGATAAATATTTTAACAATATTGATTATTTATACTTAAATTATGACAATTTTATATATCCTTCTGATATTTGTAGTGTGTGTAATAGAGGTGAAATGGTTTATGTGGAGTCTGACGGCATATCAGTATGTAATAATTGCTCTAATATTATTAAAAATTTAATTGAAATCGATAAACCATCATATAAAGAACCACCAAAAGAAGTTTCTTTTTATGCTTATAAACGAATTAATCATTTAAAGGAAATATTGGCACAATTTCAGGCAAAAGAAAGCACAAATATTCCTGATGAAGTGTTTGAAAATATTAAATATAAAATCAAAAAAGAACGTATTAGCATTAATGAGCTAACAAATAATAAAACAAAGGAAATTTTAAAGAATTTGGGTTATAATAAATATTATGAACACATACCATTTATTAAAGATAAATTAGGTATAAAACCACCAATAATGAGTTCCGAATTGGAAGAAACATTATGTAATCTATTTATTGAATTACAAAAACCATATTCTAAATATTGCCCTAAAGAGCGCGTTAATTTTTTGAATTATTATTATACACTTTATAAGTTATGTGAATTATTAAATGAAACGCATTTTTTGCCCTATTTTCCTATGTTAAAAGACAGAGAAAAGCGTGTAGAGCAAGACCAAATATGGAAAAAGATTTGTTTAGATTTGGGTTGGAACTTTATTCCTACACCATAGGCTTGTAATAGAAATAGCAATAGTTATTACTCAAATTCACTTGTACCTAATAGATTGGAAAAAATATTTATTATATCTAAATAATAAGCTAATGATGCTGATATAAAATCTCCACCATAATCGCGTTGTAATATACTATTTGTATCATATACAATGTAAAGAGAAAATAACATTAAAGAACATATTACTAATATTTTATAAAGAAAAGAAGATTGAATAATAAAAAACTGAACAATGCTTATAATCAGTAAAAATAACAGGGCAAAAAACAAACTTAGACCAAACATATAACCTAATCTAATGTTGCTTGCTATTAGTGCTACTCCAAACGCAAACATTGAAACAAAAATGCTAATTGTTCCTATATATGCTGTTTTTAATGTGTTTGGATCGTAACGAGACTTTCTATATCCTAAAATTACTCCAAACGCGCAAGAAAAGAGAGAAAATAAAATAAATTTTAACTCTGGTGGCATAGTAATAAGTGCTAGAATTAGAATTAATATAAAGGCAGTTATATATGCGGCAATAAGTTTAGGGTTGAATGTTTTAGTATCTTCGTCTTTTTCTATATCAAAATTTTCACTTACATAATAAGTAATGTAAAGCTGAATTACTAAAGTTATTAAAATTAATGCAAAAAAACTCTTTTTTTCGTATATTAACTTAAATAATTGCGTTATATCTGTTTTTTGCTTAATGTTTCTATTTTTTTTTAGCACATTTGATTTGTTGAGAGCCATCCTTATATTTTATTATAATATTTTATAATAAAATATATTATAATATATTATATACTATATTATATATATTATATATAATATATATATTATATATATTATAGTATGCCTTCTCAAACGCGTAGGTCATCGCGACTAAGAAGTTCAGCGGCTAAAAAAATACAAAAACGGTTTAGAAGTAGGAAGAAACAAAGGTCAAAAGCAAGTCGTAAAATTCAATCAAGAGTTAGGGGAAAACAAACTAGAAAAGTAATAAATAGAGAAAAAAATACTAGTACAACAGTTAATGATTGTCCAATATGTTTTGAACCTTTGACTGAAGATGTTCGTATTGCATTACCTTGTGGACATAGATTTCATAAAGACTGTATAAGGCGTTCACTGACTAGCACACGTGGAAGATGTCCAAAGTGTAGGACAGTAATAACTAATATAAATTATCCTTCTATAGAAGAACAAGAACAAGAACAAGAACGACAAATAATACCATTATTTCAATTACAACCACTAATACATGAATTAGATTATGTATTAGATATAGAACCAATTGAACTAATAGGACACTTTATAGAACGCGCACGCGAACTAGACACTATAGAACAAAGCATGACACTACAAAGCCAACTATTACCTGATGCACCAGAAATTCCAAATATAACTTATGAACATGCAATAATTAATGAAGTAACTGCAAATGATACCGAGACTACTTTAATAAGTCTACATGATGAAGTAAGTTATATAAGCGCTAACTATGTAAGCTTTAGCACAAGGCTAACCAGAAATGATGAAATATTAGACCAACACCTTTTTTATATTACTAATAGAATTGCCGAATTATTAACACGCGCAAGACGCAATGCACACAACGCATTACGAATTTCAAACGCTATTGGTTCATTAATGTTAAGTAGTTAATCTTACTAATGTTATGTTTATACTATTTTATAGTATACTATTTTACTATTTTATAGTATATTATTTTATAGTATATTATTATATATTTTATATTTTATATTATATAATATATATATAATTATGCCTTCTCAAACACGTAGTTCATCGCGTTTAAGAAGCTCGGCAGCTAAAAAAATTCAAAAACGGTTTAGGGAAAAACAAACTAGAAAGCAAGTAACTAAACTAAAAGCAAGTCGTAAAATTCAGTCAAGAGTTCGGGGAAAACAAACTAGAAAAGTAATAAATAGAGAAAAAAATACTAGTACAACAGTTAATGATTGTCCAATATGCCTTGAACCTTTGACTGAATATGTTCGTATTGCATTACCTTGTGGACATAGATTTCACGAAGACTGTATAAGGCGTTCATTGATTACAACTGGTGGAAGATGTCCATAGTGTCGCACAGTAATAACTAATATAAATTATCCTTCTATACAACAAGCACAAGCACAAGCACAAATACAAGCACAAGCACAAGCACAAGCACAAGCACAAGCACAAATACAAGCACAAGCAATATTAGACCCAACACAACGAAGACAATATATATTACAACGTCTACAACAAATTGAAATGTTTGAACAACGATTAGCACAACTATACAATCTGTTAGAGACTCCAAATATAACTATAAATGAAGCGTTACATATTCAAGATAACGCACGCCAAATTGTGCGTGAGCTACGAACGTTATTTTATGAAGCTTCTGAAAATTATCAAAATTATAGAGATGTTCGAACATATGGAACACTTGACCAAGATGTTACTAATATGTATTATATAACGTCTGATTTATATAATCGTGCGCAAGTACTTAGGAATAATGTTACGCGTATTGTAGATGAACTTGGTGATGATGATTATGATGATTATGATGAAACTCCAGACCTTATGTAATATTACACTATTTATATAAATTTTTAAATAATCTTATATATTATATTATATTATATATAATAATAGTCTTAATATAATATAATATATGCCTTCAAAAACACGCAGTTCATCGCGTTTAAGAAGTTCGGCAGCTAAAAAAATTCAAAAACGAATTAGGGGTACACAAACTAAAATCAAGTCGTAAAATTCAGTCAAGAGTTAGAGGAAAACAAACTAGAAAAGTAATGAAAAGAGTAAAAAGTAATATGCAAACAAATAATGATTGTTCAATATGTTTAGAACCTTTGACTGAACATGTTGCGATTGCATTACCTTGTGGTCATAGATTTCATAAAGATTGTATAGTAAATTGGTTAGTTAGAAGTCAAGGAAAATGTCCTAATTGTAAGCAACGTATAACTAATATACCCTATATTTCTACAGTAGAACCAGAATTAGAACCAGAACCTGAATACGAACCCCTAATATTAGACCCAATATTACGAAGGCAACATATATTAGAACGTATGCACAAAATAGAATTATTAGAACGCGAAATTGAAGAACTCAGACCACAAGTACCTGACCCTCCAGAAATTCCAAATATAACTTTTAATGATTCATTAAGTAATCAATATAGCGCAAACGCCGCCGAATATTATGTACGTAGACTCTATAATGAAGCTTCTTATAATTACAATAACTATAGAAGTTTAAACATAAATGATGAAACACTGGAACAAGATGTTAGTACTATGTTTTTAATAACTTCTGATTTATTAACACGAGCACGAGACAATTCGCGTAACGCTCATAGAATTTGCAGTCATATTGCAAATATAGAGTTTGCGGAATATATGTAATATTTCAATATTTTTATAGTCTTATAGACTTATAGTGTTATATACTATTTTATATATATATATATATAATATATATGCCTCCCACAAGACGCCGTTCATCCTCAATAGTAAGAAGTGCCGCTACACGAATTCAAAAACGCGTTAGAGGTAAACAAACAAGAAAAAAAACAAGCGCTCTTAAGAGAGATAAGAGAGATAAGAGAAATTTAGAAATAGCTAATAGAAATTTAGAAATAACTAATGAATGCGCAATATGTCTTGCTGAAGTGCTACCTAACGACCCTATTACATCTTTACCTTGTGGCCATAGATTTCATAGTGAATGTATAATGCGTAGTATGCAGTCAGGTATTGCTACTTGTCCGCTATGTAGAAGCATTATACCTAATAATGATTACGCACATTTAGCTAATCCAACTATGACATATGAAGAGGCGCTGCTTGCAAGAAATCGAGCACAAGAAGAACGTAGATTAGCAACACAAGCATATAATAATGCTAGGTTAAGGACAAGCAACTATGAAAGCTCTAATAGGATTCGAACACTATTAGGTTTAAACTCACCAACTTATGTTAGATTACTTCAAGCTGAAGAGGCTGCCGATGCCGAAGTGAGACAAGTAAGAGCGAATTTAGACCGTTATATGGAGACTATTAGGCGGCTTAGCTAATTAAAAAATGAATATAATCTAAGTGATTTTTCAAATATTATATTATATTGTTGCTATAAGTTAATAATAATATAATATAATTAAATGACCAATACGCGAAAAATAAAAAAAAAGTATAATACTCATAATATTAACAATTATGATTTAGTAATAATTGGTGGAGGCATAGCAGGTCTTTATACTTTATATAAATTGTCTAAACAGTTTACTAATCTAAAAATATTATTATTAGAATCTGGAGAGCGTTATGGTGGGCGAATATATTCTTATAAAGAAACTATAGATGGCGAAGAATATGTAATGGATTTAGGAGCAGGCCGCTTGGGTCATCATCAAAAACTTATAAATACTTTGATAAATGAACTTGGTCTAAAATCTAAAATTGTAAATATAGTAAATACTAAAACATATATAGAAGTAACAGAAAATAACAAAGCGCACGAAAAAACGCAATTCAAAGACTCTATTATGGCAAAATTATACAAATTTTTTCTTAGTCCACTGATTTCCAAATTAGGCAAGCCAGCATTGCAAAAGTTTTACTTATATGAATTACTTACAAAATATGTGTCTGCTTCATTCTCTCAAAAAGTGGCTTCTGTTTTTGAATATTCTTCAGATTTAAATGAATTAAATGCTTATGATGCAATTGGTTATTTTAAATATGACTATAATAAAGAATCCACTTTTTTTACATTAAACGGGGGATTAGGACAAATTATAGACCATTTATTGCTGGCTATAAAACAAACACAGGGTTATAAGCGCAACAATATAACGATTATTAATCTCTCACACGTTGAAAATGTAACTTATAATGCTAATGCTAATAACAATTTATTTAGTATATGTGTTTCCAATTATAAAAATTCAACTAAAACAACATACTATTGTGACCATTTAATATGTGCTATACCTAAACAGAGTTTAGAAAGTTTAACACTTTTTAAACCGCTTTTGAGAGATTTAGACTCAATAAATCCAATTAATTTAGTGCGCATTTTTGAAGTTTATAACACTGAAAATGGAGAATCATGGTTTAAAAATATTAAAAAAACAATTACAAATAGTAAAGTCCAATTTGTAATTCCTATTAATTACAATAATGGATTAATTATGTCAAGCTATAGCGATTGTGCTAATGCTAGATTTTGGAATAATTTATTGGCTAAAAAAGGGCTTGATTATGTTAAGCAAACACTAAATAACATATTAAATCAACTGTTTAGCGTATATAACATAAGTGTTCCACCTAGTAAATACATAAAACTGTATTTTTGGGACGCTGGTGTTGCCAATTGGAAGAAAAATGTTGATTCGGATTATTTAAGTTATAAATTAATAAATCCTTTGCCAAATGTTTATATTATTGGAGAGAATTATTCTAAATATCAGGCGTGGTGCGAAGGCGCATTAATGACATCTGAAAATTGTATTGCTAAACTCATTCCTATTTTAGAACATACTAAGACTAAGACTAAGAATAAGACTAAGACTAAGACTAAGACTAAGACTAAGACTAAGACTAAGACTTTAAAACATACACGCAAACTGGGAACAAATAAGTTAGGCACTAATAAAATTGGTGCTAATAAAATTGGTGGAGTTAATAAAAAGAAAGCATTTACACTTGCTGAAATAAAAAAACATAATAAAAAGGGTGATGCATGGACGCTAATTGAAAATAAAGTTTATAATATTAGTTCTTGGATTCCAAAACATCCTGGAGGAGAGATTATTATGCAAGCCGTCGGCAAAGACGCAACGCAACTTTTTAATTCACGTGGCCATCCCAGTTATGTAAAAAAAACAATTTTACCGAAATATTATATTGGAACTCTTAAAAAATAATAAATTTATACTATATATTACACCTTTAGACATTTAGACATTTAGACATTTAGACATTTAGACATTTAGACATTTAGACATTTAGAATACCGACTTTTGAGTAAAAAAGCAAAAATGTAAAATCAATTTTGATGGTCTTACTTTTTCTTGTTATTATAAGAGGTGATACAATATTTAGTAAATAATAAAAAATTGAATTAAATAATATCACCATTAAGAATAATATAGTCTATATTATTGAAATGGATTTCACCAAATTATCAAAAACAGAACTTTTATTCAAGTGTGAAGAAAATGGAATAAAAAAATGTAAATCAAAAAATAAAGAAGAATTAATTGCTTTACTTGAAAATAAACATGTTGATAAAAAAAATATTGAACTAATAATTGAAGATGATGAAAAAAAAATTAAGATTGAAGTCATAACACAACAGGGTTTAGAAATTAATAAAATATATAATGAAGATTGTGTTATTGGAATGAAAAAAATTACAAGTGAAAGTGTAGATATTATAATTTGTGATCCTCCATATAATATTGGAAAGGATTTTGGAAATAATAGTGATAAACAAAAAATGGATGATTATTTATTATGGTGTGATAATTGGATTGTTGAATGTTTAAGAATACTTAAACCACAAGGAACTTTATATATATACGGATTTAGTGAAATTCTTGCCTTTATAAGAACACGTATAACTTGTAATGTGAGATGGTTAGTATGGCATTATACTAATAAAGTAACCCCATCACTAAATTTTTGGCAAAGAACACATGAAAGCATTTTATGTTGCTATAAAGAAAAACCAATATTTAATCGTGATGACGTTAGAGAACCTTATACAGAAACATTTCTAAAAAATGCCGCAGGAAAAGTTAGAAAATCAACAATAGGTAGATTTAGTACTGGTGATAAAGAAACAACATATACTGCCCACGAAGGCGGAGCATTACCAAGAGATGTTATAAAAATTCCAGCATTAGCAGGTGGAGCAGGCAAAAAAGAACGTGTTGATCATCCAACCCAAAAACCATTAAATTTATGTGATACTTTAATAAAAGCATCTTTAAATAAAACTTCTAATACATTATTAGTAGTTCCTTTTGTTGGTTCAGGTTCTGAGTGTATTTCAGCAAAAAAAAATAACATTAATTTTATTGGTTTTGAAATTAATAATGATTATATTAATACAGCAAATGAAAGATTAGATAATATTGACAATAATTAAATATTAGTTAATTTATCAAGTAAATCAATATAATTGTATTTTGGTTTATTTTCTACGACAGCAGATGCTACAATAAACTTTTTTATTTCTTCTGTCATTTCAATATGTATCCATAATTGAGATGACATACTAAATGTAATTGACATTTTACATCCATTAATTTCATTTGTATTCCATCCAACTTGTGTATCTTTATTTTTTCCTCTTTTTCCAATTGTGGGTTCCCAAACATATGAAGAAGGGTCTAAAATCAAGTTAGTACTTGGTATCAATAACCAATCATAACTAATATTTAATTTATCTGTTTCATCTCTTACTATAAATGAATAATAGTCAAAATTTTTTCGTTTATTAATTTCTTCAATTATTTCTCTTGGCGTTCCACAATTTTTTATACTACAAACACTAGTTAATCTGTAAGAACTAATATTAATACTTTTTTTATTATTTGAATATTTTGCGGATTTATTGCTAATTCTTCCTAATGAACAATTAATATCCATACCAGATGAATGACTTCCGTTACTTTTAGAATAAATATTAATTCGTAATGATGATAATATTGTAGCATTGATGTCCTCCCATATTGTTTCATTTATGGGAGACGAATTAATTAAATGATAACCTTTAACACATTTTTCAAAATTTACATTAATGAGTTCACTATTTTCACAAATAGTAGTAATACTTTTAACTTCATTATTCAATTTAGGTTTAGTCTCCATTTTTTCTATATTGTATTATGATAAGTATTTATTATATAAAAAGCAATTCAATTTTTAATGTTGTTAAAATTAATTAGTTTAGAAATAATTCCCTCTTTAGTTTGAACGGTATTATTCATTTATATTTTATTATAAATCAATATCTTTTAATAATTATTTGGCATTCTAAATGTCCAAAGGTGTAAAATATATATATAATATATATTATACTATATAAAATGAGCTTATTATATTTGCCAATGAAATATGTTAATATAATGCATATATTAATTATTGGTGCGTCATTAATATATATTAGTTATTATCAAAGTAAAACACCATTTTGGATTTATTATTTGTTAATAGTGTTGAGTTTAGGCATAGTGTTATTTGTTCCAATTCCCAATTTAGAGCTAACTAATTTTAGAAATGTACTTTATATAGCTCATTATATATTATTTATTCCTGGGTTTATAGCAGTCGCATATTTTGGATTGCATAATAAGCTAACTAAAGATAGTTATGTTGCATTAGGATTTATTGGAACATTTGTTATAATGTATCATTTATATAAACTATTATTTCGCATAATGTAAGCATAGAGAGCTAAAGAGGTAAAAAAATTATATTAATATTATATTATACTAATATAATATAATATGTCTAGCATTAATCAAAATACTATTAGAACTCCCAGAATGCATTTAAGGTCGGCAACTCGAAGACAAAATACACCAAGTGCATTAGCACGACGAACACAGGCTTTAGAAACGCGCAGAACCATTTTAGGAAATACTATTAGAGAATTAGAAGCCGATTTAAGACAACAACGCGCAGCACTAGACACACTAACTATTGAAGTTGACCGCGCACTAAGACGTAGAGATGATGAACGCGATCGCTATGAAAGGTTGAGAGAAGAACGTGAGAATTTAAGATACACACTTCTTACGAATTTTAATCAGTCCGAGTTAGGAATGGAATATAAGGAACTTAAGAGATGGTGGTATGAGCACGTAAATAATGAAGATGAAAACACGGAAGGCGCAAATTATTATGATAATCGTAAAGCAAGATTTGATCAAGTTAGTGCTCTTTTTGATGAGCTAATGGATACAGGTCTTGCTCCTATTATAGAACAAAAAGCACTAGCGCGAGAAACATACAGACTAGCAAGCGAACACCATTATAGTTTATATCAACAACAACAAAGTATAATGAGGATTGTAAGCGACCTTGAGCGTAGACTTACAAGAGCACTTATTCGTGATAGACAGTTAAATCAAGCGCGCGGTAAAAGACAACGTCGTGCTACACATAAAAAAGGTAAAAACACAAGAAAAAGAAGACTATAAAAACTATAAAAACTATAAAAACTATAAAAACTATAAAAATCAAATCTATAGTATATTATATTTTATTATATTATACTATATTTTATATATGAGTGAAAGAAGAGTATCATCACGACAACACCAACCAAGTTTAGCCTATAGAAGACGTAGACTATTTAGAGAAATAACAAAATTTAGAACTATAATAGCTAACTTAGACAATGACATAAGTAGACTTAATGAGCGAGCAACATTAGCTAATGGTGATGCTGCTAGTGCTAGAGAACTGATACGCAATTTAACTCAAGAAATATCGCGAATTTCTCAAGAAGAATTACAAGGTATTACTGGGCACGAATATGCTAGGGCATTACGCAGCTATAATGATTATATTAGAACTAATCCCACTGATGTTGAAGGTATAAGAAGTCGTTATACTGAGGCAACTCGTATTCATGGTATTACTAATGCTGCTATTCAAGAAATAATTAAACCACTAAGAATAGAAGCACAGTCTAAGCTACAACTTTTAATCAAAGCAAACAAAAAGTATAAAAGTTTAAATGAACACATAGCAACATTAACGCAACAAAAATACGATTTACAAAACGAACTTGATACAATGAATAGCGAATATTTATCATTAAGTATAAATGAAAATAATGCATGCGGTAAAAAACAACATCGTTGTACATATAAAAAAAGAAAAAAAGGGCAAAAACACTAGAAAATGATTTATTAACTTATTAACTTATTATTATA